GTAACCCTGTTTTTGACATTGACATGTTAGATATGATTGAAACAGTAGAACCTGTTATTGGCTATCTTCATGTTTACTCTGACCTCAATTATGAGTTTCGACATTCAGAAGAAGGCGAACTAAGGGTTTGGGAGTTTCCAGACCCAGAAGGTGTTTATGTTATTGGGGCTGACGTTGCAGAAGGATTAAAGCATGGTGATTATAGTTCAGCCCACATAATCAATGCTGTCACTGGAGATGTTGTAGCCCATTGGCATGGACATATTGAACCCGACCTATTTGGGGAATTATGTTCTGAGTTGGGATGGTTTTATAATAAAGCGTTGGTTGCTATTGAAAGCAACAACCACGGTTTGACAGCCCTGAAGGCTGCTCAAAAGAATGGTTACAAGAATTTGTATCGTCAACGTCGTTTGAGTCAACGTGTTCCTGAACAGACAGAGGCTTTGGGTTGGAGGACAACCGTCACTAGTAAACCTTTGGCTATTGATGAGTTGTCGGCTGCCATTAGAGACTTTGGTTTAAATATTTTTTGTGACCGAACTATTGCCGAATTACGCACCTATGTGCGTAAACAGAACGGCAAAACTGGTGGTTCCCCCCATGACGACAGGGTAATGTCTTTGGCTATTGCTAATCAGATGTTAAAATATGTGTGGCTTCCTGAGTACCGCACCGATACCGTTGTCCCCGCAAATAGTTTTTTGTGGTGGGAACAGCAACTATTCAATGATGGAGAAGGCAATAAAACACCTATTGGTGCCTATAATATTCGAAAAACAACTCATTCCTAGCCCTAGGGAACAGAAACTGTATTTATGATGATTATTTCGTGTGAGAAATGCGATAAAACGTTTGAAGCCGACGAGTTACCTCGTCGTGGTTCTCTTTGTTTTGCTTGTCATTTAAAGGGTGTCCGTATTGGGTTTGCTTATGGTCGTGAAGAATTTCATGGACCCACTATTGCTGAACGTCAACGCAAAACTGTGGAGGACGCAAAAGTTAACGGGTATGATGCTACCCCTGTTGGAAGTCGTTGGGTATAGTGTATGGGCTGGTGGGTTCCACTTGCGGTTGCTATAATCACTGGACCTGTGGTTGTTATTTTACAGAAACTGCGACATGAAAACACCGAACAACATGCCGAATCTAGGGGTTTGCTTGAACACCTAGTTATCAAGGTTGACAAGATGGACGATAAGTTGGATTCTCATTTAGACGATGGACATAATCATAAAAAGGATGGTCATGATGTATTTTGATGCTGTTAAGCGTGCGGTTGCTACGTTTGTTTTTGGTGCTTTAAGCACCCCTGTTGCTTCAGCGGTTTTTGATGTTTCTGCTTGGAAGGTTGCTGCTTCTAGCGGTGTTGCTGCTGTTTTGAACTTTTTGTATCGCGCTGCTGAAACATTTCTATATGTAGAGGAAGAAGAATTAGATGGCTAAGATGTCCGCCAATGACCAGTTGCGTCTTTACAGACAGAGATTGGATTCATCTAAAAAATGGCGTAAAAGCGAACAATACGATTCTATTTGGCGACGAATGGTTGACCTGTATAAGGGCAAGCATTATGACTATTATAGCGACGAAGACCGCATGCTGGTTAACGTTATTTTTTCTACTGTAAACGTTATTGTCCCTAGCATTTCTGTCAACTTTCCTAAAATTGTTGTTAACTCAACCAAGGCTGAACATGCTGCTCATGCTGTTGTTGCTGAGGCTGTAGTTAACTATTGGTGGCGTTATCGCGATATTCGTTCAGAGTTTTCCCGTGCCGTTAAAGACATGATTATTATGGGTCATGGATGGATTAAAGTTGGATACCGTTTTGTTGAGGAAGAAATGATTGGAGAAGAAGGCGACATCTCAGACAATGTCGCTGGTGGTGAATCAACCTCCAACAGCGTAATTATAGAGGATTCTCCTTTTGCTGAACGTGTTTCTCCTTTTGATGTTTTTATTGACCCTGACTCTACTAGCATGTCTGATGTTCGTTGGATTGCCCAACGTATTCGTCGTCCCATAAAGGAAGTTAAGTCAGATAAACGTTACGCTAAAGCAGCCCGAGATGCTGTTGGTGTTATGGCTGTTAGTCGCTACAGCGATGAGCCTAGTCAACGCAAGATTTATGATTCTTCTTATGGTTATGCCGAAATTTGGGAGTTTTATGACATCAAGAATCATACTTTGTCTGTATTTGCTGAAGGCGGGGATTCGTTCCTTGTAAAACCAACAAAGATGCCTTATTCATTTGGGCATCCTTTTGTGTTTATTCCCAACTATCTTGTTCCTGATGTTTTTTATCCTATTGGTGATGTTGAGCAGATTGAGCCACTACAGCGAGAGTTGAACGAGACTCGTACTCAGATTGTTAACCATCGTAAGCGTTTCTCTAGGAAGTATTTATACAAGGAGTCGGCTTTTGACCAGTATGGTCGTACTGCTTTGCAGTCCGACGAAGACAATGTGATGGTTCCTGTTATTTCCGATGAGCCTATTGGTGGTATTGTTGCACCATTCCCTGCTTTAATTAACCCACCTGAACTCTATAATTACACTGCCACTATCACCAACGATATTGAACGTATTTCAGGTTTGCCCGAGTATATGACTGGTGCTGTTTCGGAGATTCGCCGTACGGCTACCGAGGTTGGTGCTATTCGTGATGCTGCAAACGCAAGGACAGCCGACAAGTTGGCTATTGTGGAACGAGCAATTTCTGAGGTTGGCTACAGGATGTTGATGTTGGCTCAACAGTTTATGACTGGTGAACATGTTGCTCGTATTTTCGGTAAAGATGGAGAACCTGTTTGGGTTGAATATGACCGCGATTTCCTTCAGGGAGAATTCGACTTTGAGGTTGTTGGTGGCTCTACGCAACCAACCAATGAGTCTTTGCGTCGTCAAACAGCACTTCAAGTTGTTGATGCTATGACTCCATTTGCCAGCGCAGGTTTTGTAAACATGCAAGAACTTGCTACATACGTTTTGCAATACGGTTTTGGTGTTAAGAACCCTGAGAAGTTTATAACTGCTCCAGCACCTGAAGCACCTCCTATGGGTGGCGGTATGCCACCTGAAGGTGCAATGCCCCCTTCTGTCCCCGCCGAAATGCCCCCAATGGGCATGATGTAGGGAACAGTATAAACACATATAGAGCAACCTTATGGACTCAGGAGATATAAATGAGTGATGAACTCGCGCCAGAACCAGTAGCGGAACCAGTTGGGTCAACCGATGTAGGCGAGGCAAACGAAATACAGAACACCCCTGTGCTGTCAATTGATGAGTATGCGAATTATCACGTACCTATCAAGGTTGATGGCGAGGAAATTTCAATTCCTTTAACGGAGGCTATTTCTGGTTATCAACGTCAGGCGGACTATACCCGCAAGACGCAGGAACTTGCACAACAAAGGCAAGAATTGCAGTTTGCAACTGCAATTCAAGCAGCATTGGAACGGGACCCTGCTTCTACGATTGATTTGCTTGCGAATCATTATGGTATTAGTCGGCAGGCTGCTGCCGAGATGGTGGCAGACAACTTTGGCGAGGACGAGGATTATGACCCTCAGACTGCCAAGTTGCGTGAGATTGACCAGCGTATCAGCCGTTTTGAGGAACTTCAAACTCAACAAGAAGTTGAGAAAGAAATTTCCCGCTTGCAGACAAGGTATGAGGATTTCGATGTTAACGAGGTTGTGACTGCTGCTTTGCGGTTAGGCACAACCGACTTGGAAGGCACTTACAAGCAGATTGCTTTTGACAAATTTATGGCTCAAAAGGAAATTGAACGTATGGCTGTTGAACGACAGTCACAGGAAGAAAACAGGATTATCGAATCTAAACGGGCTGCGTCCGTTATTGAGGGTGGTTCTTCTGCTACTTCTAATACGACCAATGAACCTATGGGTGCTATTACGTCAGTGCAGGATGCTTGGTTTGCTGCGAAAAGTAAATTAAACGCCAATCTATAATTAGGAGACAATTATGTCAAACCCAAATTTTGATACGCTGTTGTCAACTACGCTTGCGAACTATCGTGACCAGTTGACCGACAACGTATTTACCGCACGTCCACTTACGTGGTTCCTTATGGACCGTGGACGTATCCGCATGCTTAATGGTGGAACCAAGATTGTTGAGCCATTGATTTATGGCACCAACTCAACTGTCGGTTCATACTCAGGCTATGATTCAATTGCTTTGACCCCTCAGACGGGAATCACTGCTGCAGAATTTGACTGGAAGCAGTACGCTGCTTCTATTTCAATCAGTGGCATTGAAGAAGCAAAAAACAACGGTGAAGAAGCAATCATCAACCTCCTTGAAGCCAAAATTATGCAGGCTGAGGAGTCAATGCGTGAAAGTTTCAACCAAATGTTTTTTGCTGATGGAACTGGTAACGGTGGAAAAGACTGGAACGGTCTTGGAAACCTTATCGAAAACGGCAACTCAGTTGGTGGCATCGACGGTGCAACAAACTCATACTGGAACTCGTACGAGCAGAACTCTGCTGGCGTGTTGACCTTCCTTAAGATGGCAACCGCTTACAACAGTGTTTCTGTTGGTAACGACCACCCTGACATGATTCTTACTACTCAAACTCTGTATGAGAAGTACGAAGACTTGTTGCAACCACAACTCCGTTACACAGACAACCGTACAGCAGATGCTGGTTTCCAGAACCTGTTGTTCAAGGCTGCTCCTGTGGCATACGATGTTCACGCACCATCAGGAACAATGTTCTTCTTGAACAGCAAGTACCTGACGTTGGTCGGTCACTCAAGCAAATGGTTTGCACAAACACAATTTGTTAGCCCAGAAGACATTGATGCGCGTTATGCGTTGATTATGTGCTATGGCAACTTCACTGTCCGCAACCGTGTAAAGCTAGGCACGATTACTGGCGCAACCGCTGCCTAGTAATTGTTTGTGGCGGGGAGAAATCCCCGTTACTTAAACCTTTTATTAAACCCACTAAATTAGGAGAATCCTATGCCACTTAAGTCCAATGACACAGATGGTGCAATTAGCCGTAAGCGAATTGAGTCTTACGTCACTGCACACGAAAAAGTTACACCAGTTGCCCTTACGGACGCTGCTGCAACATTGACTGCTGCACAACTTGCTGATAGCAAATTGTTCACAATCACACCTACCGCTGCTCGCAACCTGACCACAGCAACCGCTGCTCAGATTCTTGCACACCTCGCAGATGAGGCTGTTGGTACATCGTTTGAATTTACGATTGTAAACCTTGCAGCCGAAACTCATGCTGTTACACTTGTTGGTGGAACAACTGTTACCGTTTCTGGTAGCGCAGTTGTCTCTGCTGCTTCTTCAGGAACTTTTGTTGCTGTTGTTGCTAGTGCAAGTGCTGTTACGGTTTACCGTAAATAACATATAAACAATTATGTGGGCGGGGGTGGTTTTCTGCCCCCGCCCATTTTTAAAGTCAGGAATTAATTATGGCTATGCGTCGTGGAAGTCGTCGTCCAGAGGGTTGGGTTGATGATGTTGTTGAAGGTGTTGGCAGGGGTATTGTAGGTGCTGTTAAAAAGGGAGCAAAAAAAGCAACTCGACGTGGCACACCTAAAATTAATAAAGTTGCTGGTGTTAAAAGGACTATCCAAAGTGCTTCAAAAGGCAAAAGTCCTGTATCAAAAGCAAAGATGACTGTTAAAGAAGCGGCAGAGCAGGCTAAAAAGACTATTGCTCGTGTTGAGGCTGATGCAGCAAGACAAACTGCTGCTAAAGCAAATAAGAATAAAATTATTCGTAATGCACGTA